GCATCACATATGCGTAATATGTCTCGCGTACAAAAGGATGAACAGGAGTTAGCTCAGCTTTTAAAAGATGCTGGTGTAAAACAGGACGATGAAGAGCAAGAGGCCTCAACAGAAGAAGCTACTCAAGAGGAATCCAGTAGCCCAGAGCCTGTCGAAGCCACAGTATCACCAACAAGTGATACCAAACAAGAAGAAGCCCCAGAGAAAGCAAAAGCATCCGAAACAGATGACGCCGATCTGAGTGCAGAAGAGAAGAGCTTTAAGAAGCGCTATTCTGATATTCGTAAATACATGCAAGAGAAAGATGCAGAGTATAAATCGGAGTTAGACAAGTTAAAAGGACAACTAGACTTAGCTGCTAAGAATGAGCTTGTACTACCTAAGTCAGAAGAAGAGATTGATGCTTGGACTAAGAAATACCCTGATGTAGCGGGTATCATTGAAGCTATTGCAGATAAGAAAGCTAATGAGCGTGCTTCTGACTTAGATACGCGACTACAAGAGATAGAAGGTATGCGTACACAAGCCAAGAAAGAAAAGGCAGAGGTAGAGCTACTTAATATACACCCTGACTTTGCACAGATCCGCGAAGATGATGTATTCCATAGTTGGGCAGAAGAACAACCTAAGTGGGTACAAGATGCTTTATATGAGAATACAGACGATGCTAAATCTGTAGCTCGCGTATTAGACTTATACAAAATAGATAAAGGCATAAAGACAATGAAGCAGTCTAGCAGTGATAAGAATGCTGCTTCTTCTGTAAAAGCTAAAAAGGTATCTACACCTAACCCAGACGATTCATCTAATTACATTAGTGAGTCTATGGTAGCTAAAATGTCATTGAAAGAATACGAGAAGCGCATGGATGAGATTTTAGATGCTCAGCGCTCTGGTAAATTTATTTATGATATGTCAAAGAAGTAGTTGACATTAACATTATCATAGATAAAACTATAGCATATACACATATATTAAAGTGTGTGTATGCTTTATTAAAAGCACAATCGCCACAAATATAAGACTCACCCTGACGTATAGGCCCAGCGCTTACAGAGAGGCATCTCTAAAGCAAAGCTGACTACCCTATTACAGAAGGCCTCTTTCAAGTGGGTATAGTGTTACTATCAACGCCATATCATTGAAAGGAAACCATTATGGCTATTACATCCGCATCAGGTGGATTCGACGGAAACTTTTCCCCGATTATCTACTCAAAACAGGCACAGATTGCTCTACGGCGCTCTGCTGTCACTAACGCAATTACCAACAACTCATATTTTGGTGAGATTGCAGACCAAGGCGACACTGTTCGCATTCAAAAAGAGCCAGACGTAACCGTCAACGCTCTACAACGTCATACAAGCATCTCTGTTGAGAAGCTTGATGACTCTGACTTTTCATTGACCATCGACAAAGCAAACTACTTTGCCTTCAAGATGGATGACATTGAAGAGCAATTCGCCAATGTAGACTTTGTTCGCTTGGCATCTGATCGTGCAGCATTTAAAATGGCTGACACAATGGATGCAGACGTACTGTCATACATGTCTGGTTTCACCTCTGCAGGTGCGCTGATTACATCTACCTCTGGTGATGCACAGCACCCAACAGCAGGTGAGCTTAACGGTGAATTTTTATCCGCAAATCACTTGGACGCTACTGACTTTGGTTCATTAGGATCTGCTGACTCAGCTTCAACAGCCTACGCAACTGGTGACTCAATTCCATTGGCTCCACGTTTGCCAGGTGCAACTGCACTGTCATCTGCAACTGTCTCACCTTTGACAGTTATTGCACGTATGGCTCGTCAGATGGACACAGCTAACGTTGAGGCACGAGGAAGATGGATCGTAGTTGACCCGGTGTTCGTAGAGATGCTCAAAGACGAAGACAGTCGCATGTTGAACGCCGATTTCGGTGGTGCTGGCTTGCAAAATGGTCTTGTTTTGAACAACTTGCACGGCTTCCGTGTCTACATTTCAAACTCACTACCTGCTAAGGGTACTGGCGCTGGCACTTCTGGTGCTTTGGCTCAAGACGCCAACTTTGGTGTTATCTTGGGTGGTCAGGACGATGCTGTTGCTTCTGCTGAGCAGATCAACAACGTGGAAAACTATCGTGATCCAGATTCATTCGCTGACATCGTGCGCGGTATGCACCTTTACGGTCGCAAAATTCTTCGCCCACAAGCGTTGGTCACTGCAGCATACAACGCTGCTTAATTAATGTTATACTTAGGGGCTGGCTATATGCTGGCCCCTTTGTGCTTATTATAAAGGATACCTTCAATGGCTATTACTACAGCAATGTGCAACTCGTTCAAGCAAGAGCTACTTGGCGGTGTTCACGATCTTGATACCCACACACTAAAACTGGCTCTAATTAAAGACTCACCATCAGGTACGTATGGTGCAGCTACTACTAACTACTCAGATGTTACTGGTAACTCAGATGAAGCATCAGGAACAAACTACTCTGCAGGTGGTCAATCACTGGATGGAGCATCAATTACTTTAGCAGGTACTACTGCTATTGTTGACTTTACTGACGAAGTATTTTCAAATGTTACTATTTCTGCAGATGGTTGTATAATCTACAATTCTTCACAGTCTAACAAAGCAATAGCAGTTATTGACTTTGGTGGTACAGTAAGCGCAACAGCCGGTGACTTGACTATTCAGTTTCCTGCAGCGGGTGCATCTACTGCAGTAATTCGTATTGCATAAAATACCTTTAAGGGTGCCTACCTATGACAATTAAGTTTGCGGATCGTGTAAAAGTAAGTACATCTAGTACAGGAACAGGAACTATAAGTCTTGGGTCTGCAGTAGATGGCTTTCAAACCTTTGCTCAAGGTGGCATCCTTAACGGTAATTCAGTAAGGTATACAATTACTAATGGGGATAGCTGGGAAGTAGGCACGGGAGTTTACTCTTCTAGCGGTACTCAAATGACAAGATCTTATGAGTCTAGCTCTACTGGGTCTTTACTTAACTTGTCTGGTACATCAGAAGTATTTATTACTGTAGCCTCTGCAGACATTAACACTTTAGCTGATACTGTACCTAAATCTACAGGCGGGCAGTTTGATTCTAATGTAGACTTTGCTGCAGGTATTGATGTTACAGGTAATATTACTGTTACTGGTACAGTAGATGGTAGAGATGTAGCTACAGACGGTACTAAGCTTGATGGTATAGAAGCATCTGCTACAGCAGACCAGACTGCTGCTGAGATACTTACTGCTATCAAAACAGTAGACGGTAATACATCTGGTCTTGACGCAGACTTACTAGATGGGCAACATGGTAGCTATTATACAGGGTACGCTGACACAGCAGTTGCTAACCTTGTTGATAGCGCACCTAGTACACTAGATACGTTAAACGAATTAGCTGCTGCATTAGGTGACGATCCTAACTTTGGCACCACAGTTACAAATAGCCTCGCCGCTAAACTACCATTAGCTGGTGGTACTATGACAGGCTCTATTCGTTTAGACCAAGATGCCTTGTCAGCAAGTGGTGGTACTCTTACCATGGACCTAAATGCAGCAAACAACTTTAAGATTACCATGTCAGCAAACACAACTTTTGCTTTTAGTAATGTTTCAGCAGGACGCGGCGGTAACTTAATAATTGTACAAAACGCTACAGGTGGTCACTCGTTTACACTACCAGCAGCTTGTAAAACACCAGTGAACGGTGCTTCTATTGTACAATCAACCAATGCTAACGAAATTAGTATTCTTTCATATTATGTGGTCGATAGTTCAAACATCCTAGT